GGCACTTTTGTCCGCAACATACGCCGCCAATTGAGCCACTTTCATCTCATCTTTGAGGTTCTTCTCGAAGCACGCGTACATAACTTTGCGCTGTGAAGGCTTGAGACCATCCGCAACATGTGCGATTGAGCGCTTCAGATCTGCCAAGCTGAAGTTTACGAGATCCTTGTGGACAAAGTTTGTAATACTCAAATGTTTGATGGAACCATAGGGAACTTCCAGTTCTTTGGGATCCTTTGCGGTACTGTGTAAAAGCCATACCTTTCTGTCATCCGCTTTCTTTTTGTCAAAAGCGAGTACAATGGATTCATCCGTCATAACATCAGTATCAAACTTCACAGTCAGGTCTTGAATTTGTTTGAAATAGTCACGAGCCTCCGCGGATGTTGAAGTACCGAGACCCTTGTAGTACTTGATCTTCCAACCAGGTTGTCCATTACCATACCAAGTTCTGAAGGCAGAATCTGTGTAGAATGACTTTGTTTGGCTCCCCTTTGAAGCCTTAATAATTGGAGTCACCATCGAGACAACAAACCCCAACTTGAGAAGACTTGGCCACATGTAGTGGATCATGTTGAGTATGAGACCCTTGATATGGGAACCATCATTATCTGCATCGGTCATAATCATGAGGCGTCCATATCTCAGTTCAGAAACATCTTTGTACTCCTTGCCTTGTTGGAGTCCCAAAATCTTCTTGAGATCATTGAACTCCTGGTTTGAAGTGAGTTGAGACACCGAAGCATCTCGAACATTCTTACACTTACCACGAAGTGGAAAGACCCCGTAGTAATCCCGTCCAACAACAGAGAGACCTGCGACGGCGAGGGTCTTCGCAGAATCCCCCTCCGTCACGATGAGTGTACACTTACCAGATTGTGTGGTTCCCGCCTTGTTGGCGTCATCCAATTTGGGAATACCGGTAATTTTAGACTTACGGGTGCCATCGGTCTTCTTGAGTTCCTTCATCTCCTTAAACTTTGAGAGAGCTGTGAGTTCATCTTGGATACCAGTTTTGAGGGCATTCTTCACGAATGACTTTGGAGGATGTTTTGGGCAAAGCCTCTCCTTGGAACTTGACTTTACAGTTGGGTGTCGTGCAAATATTCGCATCCCACACTCTCTTTTCAAAAATCTTATAGATATTGGCATCCATCTTCTTCATACCAAATCTTTTCCAATCTGGCACGAATGTGATCGAAACAGATGATGAGGCACCGGAGTGTTTCGTAATCTTTGGTGGGTGGCACATAGTCATATTATTCTCCCACTTCTGTGTGTATGTCTGTTTTGTTTCGTGATCCTTAATGACTACAGAAAACTCCGAAGAGTAAATGTTTGTCAGCTTGGCACCGTATCCATTACGACCACCCACAATACGCTTCTTGTTGTCATCATAGTTTGTACTCGTGAGAAGGTGACCAAAAGTAAGCTCCGGGTTCCATATCCCCTCCTTCTCGTGCATCTTGACACTGATGCCACCAAGAGGTCCATTATTTTCGATCGTTACCGCCCCAGTGTCCTTGTTTACTTCCACCGAAATATTCGTGACATTCTTGGGATAGATAGAGTTTCTGTCAATCGCATTGACCAGTATCTCATCGAAAATCTTAAGTAAAGCCGGTGAATAATTAATGCTCTTCTTTTTGAATTTGTTATCAGATTTGTCAAGAACCCAGTACGATTCACAACCATTGTCCACCGGACCAACGTAAGAATCCGGTCTTTTAAGGACATGTTCAATATGGGTAAGCTTTTGAATACTCTCACCCATCTTTTCTTTAATTTTTAGAGTGCCAAATCTTTACTTAGGTTTATTGTCTTCAAGGATTTGGTAAAAGTCCTCAACCCATTTTGTCAATTCGGCGTGTGTAATAGACCGTGTTCTTGGTCTATCAAACTTAATTGCTCCAACCTGTCGCAAAGCATCTATACGTGGATTGTACTTGATGGGTCCGTTTAGGTAACAACATTTACACACGCGAATGTTACGAACTGTGTATCCATTATTAAGTTCAAATGGTAAGTCTGTATAAGCCAGATATTGATCAAAGAGGTTGTATTCCCATCCCACACCATTCTTGTAGTATGGGTCGAGTGGTGCGAGACACATGTGACACAGATACTTCCATTTTATTTTCATCCTTATAGGTAGAAGATGGTTTATCTTTATCTATTAGCTGTGATATTTGTACTCTATCTCATGATGCAAAATAAGACTCGAGGTATGAACAAAGCTATTGAAAAATTGGTCAGACAATCAGCGCGGTACGCGGTTGCTGCTCAACAGGACGCTTCACCTGTCATAGCTGTTCTACACGCGAATTATGCGGCGGCTTACTTTTACGCTCTCAAAGATATCGCCTCCGAATCACAAATTCACAACGCGACTGGCATTGATGTTAAGAAGTTCAAAGAGCATGTGACAAATGTTCAAGATATGGTGACCCGAAAAACATCGGAAAAATGTCCAGAATTTGTTGGAGAAGTTGATGTGTACTTGGCCCAAATTGGTGGAGAGGCCGCCTAAGTCACCACAAATATCTGGAATATCCAGATCCAAAAATGGAAGTCATTCGCGATGCTATGTGGAACGCTTGCCTCTCCGACGCGGTAAAGATGTACCGTCTCGGAGAACCAAATGAAAAATGCTACCGTCTCGCCGATGCGACGTGGAAGTGTAAGATGGCGTACATCAAATACAACAACACAAAAAAGAACTCTGCCATTGTGGTTCTTGATGGTCCGCCCAAAGAAGTTGTTGTGGAGCAAAGAACAAACCACAAAATCTGTTGTGCGGTGACAATGGCTGGGAAACCTTGTCGTTTCAAGGCGGTGTGTGGTAACTATTGTAGAAAGCATCAAGTGGCTTCAACGAGTATTGGATCCAAGGTGGACGTGAGTGACTTGTTGAGCAAGTTGGATGGAATTAAAATCAAGTAGTACTATAAAAGATGATGTTAGATCAGGAGACACTTAGACCTGTAATAATAGCTATGGCGCTTTACATTGCCATCAGTGTTCTCGTGCCACGCATAATTAAGAAACCAACCGGAATCCAACCAATTGATGATCTCGTGATGACCATCATTGCTCAACAAGATTCCTTAATGAGCGGTACCATTCTCATTGGCCTTATCGTTCTCGGTACCAATTACATTCAGGAAGAATTCATGTAGAATGTTGTCCTTACCCACAAGCTTCTTTGTATATTCATGATCCATGTAACGCAGCCTCTTATTGTACGCATCTGTCATGAACTCCAAGAGTTGGCTCGGATTTGGTTTACCCCAAGTCATTCCCTTTTTGAAGAGGAAATCATCCCTCTCCAACTCTTGAAGTTCACAATCAATAGTGTATGGTGTCCGTACATACTCCGGCGATCCACCATAGTTCGTAATGATGACAGGTTTGTCCCGTAATGCAGCCTCTACAGGTCCCATCCCAACACCCTCAGACTTTGAAAAGCTCACGTAACAGTCGCAACGATCGTGGATTGCGTCCATTTCCTCGTCCGAAAGGAGACCGTTGATGACTTCAACATTTGGTAGTTTAATGTCAACGGGTTGTTTACATGTCGCCTTTACCACAAGTCTCGCATCCGGTTTGTTAAGGCGCACAAATGCCTCCAATATTCCCCTAAAATTCTTTCTATCATCTACGACATTCCCAATGTGATAGAATGTGTATGGCTTTGATGGTGGAGGAATGTGAGCGTGAATGATGTAAAACTCATTGTCTGGAAACTGACGCGAAAGTACTCTTTTACAAAACTCACTTGGTACGGCCACCCTCTTTGACTCTTTCATGATGAGACCGTAGTCTTCGTGAACTGTCTCAGTTTCACAAACTGTCATCACAGCGAGATTTTTAACTCTGGTCCTCGCATAATGAAGATATTCTATGTGTGATTTGATCGGTAAAAGAAACAGGAGTCCATTTTCGCCTTCGGGGAGTTTGCTACCGATGAAGTGGTACGAGGCGTTATCAAATACCTTTGTGTATTTGTAGGCGTGTTGACCAATACCACTATTAAGTTGTGGACCAATAATTATCATTTAGTTAAGTTCGTGTAATTGTTTTAATACGTTTTCGGATGACACCAAGTTTTTGGTGTACGTATGATCCATATATTTTAGATTTCTTGACGACACATCTCTCATGAACTCTAAGAGTTTATCAGAATCTGGTTCACCCCATATCATATCCTCTTTAAACAAATAATCCACTTTTCCAACGGGAACTTTCTCACATGGAATTGTGTATGGAGTTTTCACATATTCCCTCGTAGCACCAAACTCTGGTATGATGACTGGTTTATCACGGAGAGCTGCCTCCACGGGTCCCATACCTATGCCCTCAGAGTGACTGAAGTTTATGTAGCAGTCACACTGTCTATGTAATAGGTCCATTTGATGATCATCAAGTTGTTCGTTTATGATTTGTACATTTGGTACATCAACTGTAATTGGACAGTTACTTTGTTGTTTAACAACAAGCATTGTATTGGGATCATTCAACTTGACAAATGTTTGTAAAAGTTTTTCAAAGTTTTTCCGTTTATCCGTCATGTTGCCTATGGTATAAAATACATACGGTCTCGGTGATGGAACATACGCGGGTACGACATGAAATTCAACATCTGGAAACTGTTTTGAAAACGCTTGTTTACAGAACTCACTCGGTACAACTACTCTCTTAATATCCTTAAAAATTAACGCAAAGTCTTCATGAACACTCTCAGTTTCACATATTGTCACAATTGTGATATTTTTAACACGACTTTTTACGTAGTCGTAACGATTGAAGAATACATCAACTGGTAACGCAAAGACAAATGCGTGGTCACATTCTGGGACTTCATCTATCAGTGTATAATACTTAGATCCCGGAAACAACCGTGTATAATTATACGCCCATTGTGCGATACCACCGGGTAATGTCGGACCTATGAAGATCATTTGGTTTAAAGATAATGTTGCTTTTATATATATTAAGATGGAATCCCTCCGTAAAGAAATCCAAGATGAGATGAAGCGCACCCGCCTTGACAAAGATCGCCTCTATGATCTTCTTTTGAAAATTGTTGACTCAGGTGTTGGCGGTGGTGCCAGTGCGCCAGGTCCAGCCGGTCCCCAAGGTCCAGCCGGCCCCCAAGGTCCAGTCGGTCCCCAAGGTCCAGCGGGTCCAGCCGGTGAATGCAAGTGCCAGTGTGCTCGTGAAGTCGCTCCAGAACCAGAAGAAGCCCCAAAGAAGGTTGTGACTAAGAAAGTTGTCACGAAGAAGTCCACCTAAAATTCACCTCAGTTAACACTTATTACTGTAAGTATTTGTCATTTACAGTAATAAATGAAACATATTGATTTTTCGAGGCCATTGAGACTCATCAATCCACCTAATAAAAAGGTAATCTCTCGAAAATCGGGTCATGAGCGCATGTTATTCACTAAAACCATTATGTGGCCACGGGACCCGAAGAAGTTCCACGATTCACTGACCAAACGAAAATTCCAAAAATAGCAGCTAAAATTGCCACAAGTACACCAAAGGAATACTTTTTAGGTTCTTCGGGTGGTTTATCTGGTAATCTCTGTACGTTTTGATTGAGACCATCAATCTTCGCTGTAAGCTTTTCCAATGCTTGTAATATTTGCAGCTCGCGATTTTTAGGCTTTTCTTTGACGTTTACCGTTGTAATCTCAAGAATCATGTACCACTTTGCATCTGGTTGAAGTAATAGATAGTCCCCATCATCTTGTTGCTCGTATATTTTAAAGTTCAGTTTCTTGATTGAGATTGGGTTGAAATAGTTTTGCTTTCTACCAAATATCTTAGCCTGCTTGTCTCTCATGACAAGACCTGTCCCACCCGAGAGATGGCGTTCCAGAGCCACCCGCGCAAATATTTGTCCATGTCTCTCATCGAGCATCTGCGCAACTTTGGGTATGTCTGGACACACTATATCTACAAACTTGGCTACATCTGTACTCGTTCCAGCATTTTCACCAACTTGAGTTATGTAAAAATCAACCATACTGATACCAAGGACGCGACTCATATCTTCAACGTGTGTGTTAGATTCAAGCTGAAGATCAAACGAAAATGTATTATTTGTACCGTTTACAAAGTTTGAATCGATTATGACATATTGGACCCGCTTGGGTATGTCGTCGAGTGACATTCTGAAGTATACTGACATAAAAAATAAAGTTACTTCAATACAAATGTATGTATTAGCTGTTTATCGAAATACACTATCGATGGGACCTTTCTACGTAGAGAACTTTTATAGATGGGTAAAAATGGCGGTATGGGATGCCCCAAAGCGAGTATATTTGGACATTCAATTAGAAAAGATGAAAATTGAGAGAGAGTGCCTAAGTGAAGCAGTGGGTGTCAAAAATACAAGTGATTAATGGACTATATCCCACTCGTCACAGACGAGTTCCGAATCGCATTTTGTCAAGCCACCGAACCACTGTGTTCAGACGTCCAGCGAATCATCTGGAAAAATCTTCTTTACGGCAATATAGAGTTGAAACCTCCTCCGGCACCCAAAAAATGTCATATTCAATACTCAAGAGTTTCTGGGAGCTCCTTGCCCCGTACCCTCCGCGACGAAATACTCCCGAGCCTGTAGC